AATTTCCGCGGATTATGGTACACAAGCCGGCACCATTGGTAATGTTAATGTATATACAGCATCATTCACAACTACACCGAATCAGCAAGTTTATAATTTAACAGACACTAACTTAGTAAGTTTCGAATCGGGTAGCCCTGCTACGGACTCATTTGAAATACGCCGGGTATTCCATGACAATTCACCGGCTATTACTAGGTATTTTGATCCATTTGTCGGTACAGGCCTAGGAGCTAATCAAATGTTAGCAGAATTTGGTTGGGGCGCATATTCGCCTGGCGTGTCATTTCTAATGATGCCAATGTATGCCGATGTGTTAAGATTGCAGGCTATTGAGTTAAATGATCAAATAAGAAAATCATCATATAGTTTTGATATAAAAAATAAAACTTTGAGACTGTTTCCTATACCAGCTGAAACTTTCAAAGTGCATTTCTATTATATGCTTAAAAAGGAAAAGGCTAATCCATTACAGTACCCTAATAGTAATTCCGGGTCATTGGTAAGTGATTATAGCACAGTACCGTACGGCCGTATGGATTATAGTTTAATCAATGAAGTCGGGCGTAATTGGATACGTCGATATACTTTAGAATTATCACGTGAATTATTAGGATTAGTTCGAAGTAAATATAGTTCATTACCAATACCCGATAGTGAAATAACTCTTAATGGTGGTGAATTAATATCAAGCGCACAAACCGCTAAGGATAATTTAATCACAGAACTCAAAGAAACATTAGATACATTATCACGTCAAGCACAACTAGAACGAAAACAAGCTGAGGCAGATGCGTTGTTACAGCAATTGTCACGTATACCATTACTAATATATGTAGGATAACACATGGCGTTGTTCGGGTCCGGCAGAGATGCTTCATTAATTAGATCGATCAATAAAGAATTATTGAGATATATTGATACTGAGGTATTGCATTACAAGGCAATACTCGATAGTACCAATGAAAATATATACGGCGAATCAACACGTCGACAGTATTACACTGCGACTCGTATATCGGCATTCATACAAAAAGATCAGCGTACGGCTAATTCTGATGACATGGGTGTAGATTTTACACGTACGTCGCAATTTAGATTTTTACGTGATTCGCTTAAAGATCTCAATATTATTATTGAAGAGGGCGATATAATATCATGGGACAATGAATATTATGAAGTTGATAACGTACGACGTACACAGTTTTGGTTTGAGCGCAATCCAGAATCATTATTAGGTAATATTAGCGGCGAGCTGACAGATGAGTTTGGTTATAATGTAGCAATAGTCGCTGAATGTCATGTTATTAATCGTAGTACTATTAATATTGAAGAAGTACGGTCTGGTATTAATAAACCAGCTTATAATGAACCAACTGATAGAGGTATTTATAACTAATGACACCGGATCTAAATAAATCAAATTCATCATATACAAATGATCGGTCCGTAGATAGATCACGTCAAATTAGACGCGATGATGATACTATTAAAACACAATCATGTACTATATATGACCATGATTATGCTATATTATCTTACATACGTGATATCATAAAACCTAAAGTATCAGAAAATGATAACATGATCGATGTACCGGTACAATATGCCAATGGCGAAAAATGGAGCCAGATACAAGCTAATGGTTTTATGCGTGACGGTACCGGTAAAGCTATGACGCCGTTAATTATGATACGTCGTAATAGTATTACCGAGCGTGATATACTGAAAAAACTCGATGTTAACTTAGATTTATCACCCGATGGTAGAAAATCTGGTAACGCTATAATAATGCAGAGCAAGTATACTAATAAAAATAGATATGATCGATTTTCAGCCACATCAAATTCTAAACCTAATAAAGAATATTATATCTCAGTAATACCGGAATTTGTTGATATATCATATGATGTACTAATATGGACAGCATTACAAGAACAATTGAATCAAATAGTTGAACAGATAATGCCTACCGGCGGGTTTGCATGGGGTACTACATGGAAATTTCCATGTTACATTTCTGATTATTCATTTGATTTATCTAATGATCCCGGTACTGACCGTATAGTTAAAGCTACATTACCCATTACAATGAAAGGCACAATAGTAGCTCCATATGAACTATATGCATCAACATTGCGTAAATCATTTAGTGTTAAACAAGTTCGATTCGGCGAATCAAATGTAGATAATGAGCCGCCCAGTGGATACCAAAATAATATTGGTACAAATGGAAATTTCCGACGATTTTATGCATGGGATGATTAACAGCTAGCATATTTATTAGAAAGGAGTTATATGGAAACAAAACAATTAACGACAGACGAGATCGATCAAATTAAAAGCATTGAAACGCGCGGCGAAGAAAAATTATTTCAATTTGGGCAACTCGAAGTTGAAATTCTAATGGTAACGCGTAGGCTAGATGAATTACATGCCACCAAGGAACAATTGCATAAAGAATTTCATGCATTACGAAACGAAGAACAACAATTAGTAAAACAATTAAATAGTAAATATGGGGTTGGGCAAATTGATATTGAAGCTGGTACAATTACATTTAGCTAAAAATAGTGTTTGGGCCAACTATAGCATATTTATATTAAACTAAACAATATAAAGGAATAAGCAATGGCCGAAAGAATAGTTAGCCCAGGCGTATTTACCAGAGAAATCGAGCAATCATTCTTACCGGCTGCGGTGGGTGCAATAGGGGCCACTGTAATAGGCCCAACCGTAAAAGGCCCGGTATTAGTACCGACAATCGTATCTTCATATGGAGAGTTTGTACAATTATATGGTGATACATTTACTAGTGGGTCGGGTGCATCAGAACGAAGCTATAAATATTTAACTTCAATCGCGGCACAAAATTATCTACGATACGCTGATACATTGACGGTTGTCAGGGTAACAAATAGTAATACATATTCCCCAGCCAATTCCAATATTGTATCATTAGGCGCATCTGCCTCCAATGATATTACTAATGGCACATTTACCGCATTTAATACTAGTGCACCGTATAATACCGGTCAAGGTCCGGCCTTTAAACTATATACATTAACAGATGGTGACATACTTAATAGTGGGCAGACCATAGCATCATCAAACGGATCTGGATCTGCGACAGATGAAGGTATCAATTCTATATTAGTATCAGGATCGCGTGATAATTTACGTTGGGAAGTATCTAATGTTAACGTAAAAAAGGGTACATTTACATTATTAATACGCCGCGGCGATGATACGCGTCAAAATAAAATAGTTGGGGAACAATGGAACAATGTTACATTGGATCCTAATTCGCCCAACTACATCGCGCAATTATTAGGTGATCAATCATTTACTGTAGTAGATGGTTCGACATCAAGCCCATTCTTACAATTAAGCGGCTCTTATCCGATACGTTCAAAATATGTACGTGTTGAGGTATTGAAAACGACTATTAACTATTTAGACAGTAACGGTAACGTACGTGTACCAGCGGCATCAGCTTCATTACCAGCTCCGGTATCCGGTACTTTTAGTGGAGGAAGTGTATCATATGCCCACCCACAAAATTTCTTTGATAGCATAACCGATACTCAATCTCAAGGACTACAATTAGCGTCTGGACAAGGTGGATATTCGCAATATACGACCGCTATTAACCTTCTTTCAAATCAAGACGAATATGATATTAACTTGATAACTATGCCAGGCGTTACTAATGATAGTACTAATGGATCTGGCATTGTAACGGCTGCGCAAAACATGGTTGAAAATCGCGGCGATTGTTTCTTAGTATCTGACCCAGTATTATATGCTAGTAATATAGCTACCGCCCGGGCAAAAGCTGAAGCTCGTGATTCAAGTTATAACTCCATGTATTGGCCATGGGTACAATTACCAGATGCCGATCTAGCCCGTAACGTATGGGTTCCAGCATCTACGGTTATTCCCGGTGTATATGCATTTAACGATCGTGTAGCCGCACCATGGTTTGCACCAGCTGGTCTCAACCGCGGTGCATTGGATAATGTTATACGGGCTGAACGTAAACTTACCCAAGTTAATCGTGACGATCTTTATGAGAGCAATGTCAATCCAATTGCAACTTTCCCAAATTCCGGCGTCGTTGTTTATGGCCAAAAAACATTGCAGAAAAAAGCATCGGCATTGGATCGTGTCAATGTACGTAGATTGTTGATAGCAGCTAAAAAGTTCATTGCATCTGCTAGCCGATTCTTGGTATTTGAACAAAATACTACGGTTACACGTAACAGATTCTTATCAATTGTTAATCCATATTTTGAAGATGTGCAGCAGAGACAAGGTCTATATGCATTCAAGGTGGTAATGGATGAGAGCAATAACACACCAGATGTTGTTGATAGAAACCAATTGGTAGGACAAATATTCTTGCAACCAGCTAAGACAGCTGAATTTATAATTATTGACTTCAATGTGTTACCTACCGGAGCAACATTCCCTGGGGCATAATTTGAAATTAATGATATATATATAAAATAAGGAACGTAAAATGCCAGTACTATTAGATCCAACCGAGATATTTTTTACAGCCTATGAACCAAAAATGGGTAACCGATTCATTATGTATATTGACGGTATCCCATCATATTTGATTAAAGCTAGTAATCGACCTTCAATTGAAAATGGTACAGTTGTGTTAGACCATATCAATATTGAACGTAAGGTTAAAGGTAAAAGCCGCTGGCAGGATGTAACTATTACATTGTATGATCCAGTAGTACCATCGGCTGCCCAGGCTGTAATGGAATGGGTACGATTACATCATGAATCAGTTACCGGCCGTGACGGATATTCCGATTTCTATAAAAAGGATATCACATTTAATGCCTTAGGGCCAGTCGGTGATAAAGTCGAAGAATGGACATTGAAAGGTGCGTTTATCGCATCTGCCAATTTTGGCGATTTTGATTGGAGTTCTGAAGATCCAGTGAATATTGAACTTACATTGGCCTATGATTACGCGATACTCCAGTATTAATTGCATAATCAACTAATTTACTTAAACCTTCATATATATTAATATATGGAGGTTTTTTTATGATCAAATTAAAATCATTACTCGAGGCCTCGGTAAAAATTTCCGGTATACAATCTATTATACGCAATAAATACAAAGACATACTCGATAAATTGTTTATATTCGACCATGGGGAATGGATTGAATTAAACATTATACAAATTAATCCAGCTTTCAAAAATAAGGGATATGGTACACGTATAATGCAAGATATCGTGGAGTATGCTGATATTAACAATATACCGATAACATTAACGCCAACAGAAGATTTCGGATCAGCTAAAAATCGATTAACACAATTTTACAAACAATTTGGATTCATTGCAAACCGCGGCACTAACAAATTATACCAATCGCGCGATGTATTGATACGATACCCAAAAAAGTAAGACGCGTAGATATATATAATAAATAGTTATAAAGGAGACTAAAATGAGTAATGAGTTACCGCAGCACCGAATGACTGCACCAGTACCAACCGCTACTAATACAGAAGCGCCGCCTGTACATAAATTTCCGACTGAAATAGTGACGCTGCCATCACGTGGATTATTATATCCAAAAGACAACCCACTATCATCGGGTAAAGTAGAAATGAAATACATGACGGCTAAAGAAGAAGATATTCTTACTA